CGATGCTTTCTAGGAATGGGCGAAGGGAGTTGTAAAAAGGCTGGTAACTGAAGTGAAATTCTGGGTCTTCGTTTGTGGTGAGGAAGTGTTCGGCGGAGTCGTGGGTCCAGGTACCTCGGGCCGAGGCGCGATTAAGAATTTCGTTAGCCTTGCTTTCCCCTTTCCACTGGCGCCAGCCGTCAAACTTACTGTCGTCTCTCAGAACTGTTGTCACACTTGGCTTTAGCCCAAGCGGTGTCGCATAGAGTCTGTGCCCGTTATAAACGGTTCTGACAGCCTCGTATTTTGGAACTGCTCTTACACGCATATTTTCACCACTCAAACCAGCCTGTTGCTATGTACTTCGTGTTGCTTAGTGGTGGATTTCCCCTGTGGATGTGCGTGAACGAGGCGGGTGCCAACAGGACCCTTCCTTCTTTCGGGGCTATTCGGCGGGCTTGGTGTAAAAACTCTGTTTCACCGCCTTCGTCTACATCGTTCAGGTAAGCGATGTAAAACATAAACTTGTGCGCTGACTGCCGGCTACCCTGTTCGCAGTGCCAGACGTGATAACCCTGGCCTGGTGAGGTTCTTTGCAACTTTACACAATTTAGGTGTGTGGGCTCAATACCAATAAAGCCGCCTCCACATTCTGTTGAGTAATAGTCAAAACAGCTTTTTAAGTGCATGCATAGCCTTTCTGCCGTACCTCCATCTGTAAATATCCAGGGTTCATCGGGTGAGTTGTAATCGACCGAGTCGTCATCGATTAGCATCCCCGGTTTTGCCAGCTTTCGACTGAATGCAAGTCTTTGTCCGTAATTCATTTCGAATTCCCTAATCATCAGCGTGCATAGATCAGGAGGCAGTGCCTCATCGAATACACCTATGAAGTCACTGAGATCAGGTTTTGTCATGTGCTGTTCGCTTACGGAGAAGGGGGCCGAAGCCCCCACATCTAGCTTTGGTTATTAGTTAGCAGCCTTGCCGAAGACTTCTTCGCTGGGAGCGCTCATGCAGTAAGCACGAAGGTCGCAGATGAACCCTTGATAGGCGTCCAAGATCTCGTCCGTGGTTTCTTCGGGAGGCAAAGCGATGAGGGTGTGCACCGTGTCGTTAAGGCCGACGCCCTTACGGGACCACTCGATGTCGTAACCGCGAGGATCGCCGTAGCGAGGGTTCTCGCAGAACTTTTCGAACTGCTCGCGGATCGAGACCTGAGTGAAGTTCCAGATCTGAAAGCGGCTCTCTGAGTAGTTGTAGACCACCATGGCTACGAAGGTCTTCAAGATCGGTGTGCCGTCCTTCCGCACCTGAGAGGTCTCGGGGATCTCTTCGGCCGGGGGCTCGTCGAAGCCGGCTTCATTGAGCGCCTCGGCATCCCAACGCATAACGGAACGCTTCTCCTGGCCATCGATAGTCTCGGTGTACCAGCACTCCCAGCCCCAGCGGCAGGGAGACATAACGCGAAACTCGACCTTCTCACCATCCTTCGGGGTGGTGAGGTAGTTGCCAGCAGAAGCGGCGCGGTCAAGGGCTGCTTGCTTTTCCTTCTCCAGGCGTGTTCGGAGAGCTGTTGGCAGAAAGCTGTTGGTTTTTGCCGGAGGGTTGGTGGAGCGGGGGCGTGTTGTGACTGTCATTAGTTGATGGAGCAATGATGAGGGTGAGAGCTTCCAACTGGCGTAAAAGGCGCTCCAAACCTTCCGAAGGGGATAGGCTGTTGCGCTCTGCTAGTCCAGACAGGAATGAGAAGGCGTGATCTGTAAGCCAGAGGGTCCTTCGTCGCTTCGCCTCGCCATACTGCCGTTGGGGCATAGGGCGGATGCGAATGCCGCCATCGTAATTCGGACAGAGCTAGGTGGCAACCCTAAACGGATAAATCAGTATTTCTTAAGCAACTCTTCTATTAGCTCGGGGACTGTGCGGCGGTATTCGAAGACCTTGGCCAGCATTTTTGCCAGGTCGGTTAGGCGAGCTTGCAGGTCTTCAGGGCTCCATACCCCCTGGCCCACGATCACGTTTCGCATTTCGGCTCGGATCTCTGGGTCAGTCGAGTATCTATCAGCTACCCGGTGAAGGTCATCAATCAAGTCCCATTTGTTCTGCACCATCATTCGGCGGATGATCCGGCCGGCGTTGTCACTGATGATGTTGGCTTGGTTCTCGTTGAAATCGACGACGTTCAGATCGATTGGCACCGGCTGTAACCCGGTGAACACTTCAAGCATGTAGCCGAGGGTTGCAGGACCGCCCTCTGAGTCCCGCATGATTTCGGCGCGCTCGACTAGGGGGGCAAGGTTTCCAAAGGTGATGCCGGAGCTGCGGCTGTTCTGAAAGTCGTCGATGGCTCTCCAGAGGTATTCCAGGGCTACGAAGCTCCGAGGGCCGGGGCTTTTCAGGCGGGCGGAACGTAGCCCAGCGATTTGGCTGCTGTGCAGGAATGCTTTGTCTCCGGTGACGTACTTACAGAGTCCGACAAGGGTTGGATGCGACCACCCGTTGCTGTCCATTACCCGGCAAAACCAGCGAGAAAAGCTGATGGCACCTTGATCCAGGTGCTCTTCGAGCTCCATCCTGTCAGGTCTTCCAGACATGGCTAGGGCGATCATGTTAAGCGAAAACGGTGACCCAAACGCATTTTCAAGTCCAGACAAGAAGAAGGCAACCAAGCATTTAGGTTACTTAACTGAGACGCAATGCAGGAATGGACAGGGTCCGTACCATGACCTAGTAAGGATTGAGTTTTTATGTTCGGGCCAAACCTGGCTGCCATTGAGCAGCTCCGGCGGGAGATGCTGCCGCCTGACTGGAAGTGGGTGCTCGTGAGGGGGAAAGCGGCATTCGGGGCGGGGACTTCAAGGGACCCGCTCACCCCGGAAGAAGCATTAAGCAAATGGGATGCGTTGTCGCACCGTACAGGAATTGGGGTGGTGACGGGGGACGCCAGCAATGGTCTGGTCGCTGTCGATATTGATGGGCCGCTGGCTGAGGGGGCATTTAAGGAGCTACTTGGTGCACAGTGGCCTGCGGTGGAAACACCGGGGACCATGTCCTGGCGGGGACGGCCTGGAAGAAGGCAGCTGGTGTACATGGTTCCTGAATGCCTCCGGCCATTGCTGTCGGGGTTTACCAAGGCTCAACTTGTCGAAGAGCTTAAGGGAACAGACGAGGAAGTGTGTGTCAGGTACAACGGCTGCTACTCGGTGATTCCTGGGTCGGAACACCCGGAGACTAAACAGCCCTACGAGTGGATCTCTTACAACGAGGGCAAGGTGGCTCCAGCGCCGGGGTGGCTTGTCAACTTCCTGATGAAGGAGGCCAAGCCCAAAGAGGTCCATAGCTTTTTGCCGGCGTCGTATCTGGAGAAGAGCGACGCCTCGACCGAGTTCACCAACCGGCAAATGAGGCGGCACTTCTTTATGGAGGGCGGCCTCCTGGAGAAGCTCATCGCGCATGAGAGCGCTTTCGACGCTCTCTATTACTCAGAGGTGTGGGAGGAGGGTTTCCAGCCGCTGAAGCCTGAAAGCGGAAATAGCGACGTCCTGGTAGGTGGTTGCCCCTTCCACGACAGCAACAGTGGGACCAGCTTTGCGCTCTGGCCCAACCTCAACTGGTACTGCCACAAGGAAGAGACGGGGGGCGACGCGCTGCAGTTGCTGCACTGCCTGAGGACTCGCGACATTCACGCCGGGGATCCGGCAGGCGCCGCACTTGAGAGCTATCTGGTCGAGATCGCCGAGGCGGTGGGAGTCAAGTACCCCGAGGACTTCCGCGAAGTGCAGAAGGTCCAGGAGGTCAAGAAGTACGACCCCATCGGCGGTCCGTCCTTCCTGGTGGCGGCAAACAACATCATCGAGCTGTTCCGCAACCCGGCTGAGCAGCGCCTGGAGTTAATGCAGCTCGCGTCCGACTACGGCGTGAGGATGACCCCCGACGAAATCCAGCTGTCGCTGCAGGAGGACGTCGACTTCAAGACCAGCGGAACGCCTGTTGGCCCTGAGGACCGGCGGAAGCTGATCAAGGGGTCGGACTACTTGATTCCTGACCTGTTGAAGCGGCCAAACACGGTGCTGTTCCACGGGGACGGTGGGTGCGGAAAGTCGCTGGCCTGCCAGGTCATCGCCAAGCATGTGGGTAAGGGCCTGCCCTTCAAGATCCGTGGCGAGATGGTGCCGGTCTCTGCGGGCACCGTTCTCTGGTGTAACGCTGATCAGAGCCCAGAGATCCTGGAAGAGCAGTTCGAGGACCAGGGCATCCACAAGGACACCTGGCTGCGGGTGTGGAACGGATTTCGCCTCAGCTACCGGAAGCGGCTTGTAGACGAGCTGAACCGCTACCAGCCCTCGCTGGTGGTGATCGACTCCCTCAGCGCTAGCCAACCGACCATTGATGGCAACAAGCAGATCTCATCGGCAGGTCTGTACTGGTTGGAGAACAACAACGGGTTGCTTTGGCCGGCGACTTGCTTCCTGATCATTCACCACAACAACAAGCAGGGTGGGTATAGGGGGCATAGCTCGGTTCGCGACGCCGTTTCGGAGACGTGGTCGATCCGCAAGCTCGACGACAGTGAGGTCCAGAGCGAGGAGTACGGCGCCGAGTCCTTCCGCAAGCGGGTCATCACCATCGGCAAGAGTCGCAACGGGCGCGAGGGGGACAAGCTCGTGACCTCCTTGAACGAGGACTTCACGATGGAGTTGGAGGACTACACCCCCGTCCAAAGGGTCCGGCAGGGCGGCTCGGTGCCGGTGATCGACAAGGTGCTCGATCAGCTCCGTCAAGACACCGCTCAGGGGCTGCTGAGGATCCGTAGGGAGCTGGAGGCGCTGCTCATGCGGCCTCCTGGTTGCTCAGCGGTGCGGAAGAGCTTGCAGCGGCTTGAGAGGCGCGGGCTTATCCAATCTTTTGATGCCGAGCATCAGCACCGGGTTGAAGGCAAGCCTGAAAAGGTCTATGCCGCTATCACTTCGAGACTCTGGACGCAGAAGGATCAGCACCTTTCGGAGGCGGTTTCGGAAGCCTCGCGGGGAGATATCAATGAAAGTGTGTCCCATTTGGCAGAACCCGCTTCCTCACAGGGTTCTTCAAATGGGACAGCTAATGGGACAACCCCACCTGTCCCATTAGAAAAAGTACAAGGCGATACCGAGTCTTATTCGAGTCCAGATGAGGCTAAGAAGGTGTACCCTAATCAAATGGGACAACCCGATGCTGTCCCATTTGAAAACCCTAGTTGTACCAACGGGTCTGGCAAATGGGACAGTTTTAGAGAGAGAGTAGGAGAGGACCCCTTTGAGGTGCACCCAGAGGGCGGATCCGGTGCGGAAGGTGAACCCCCGAGCTGGGAGGAGCTGATGGCGGAGTTCGACCCGGATGAGGAGCCACCCAGCTGGGAGGAGATGATCTAAAGATGAGCTTGTGCATACCCTTCAAGCTTGTGACCACTGGCTCCGAAGTGAGGGAGGTGTTTCGGGAGCTTGTTGCAGCTCGGCTATTGGCTGTGGACGTGGAGACAACGGGGCTCAACCCGATTGTTGATGAGCTTCTACTACTCCAGATTGGACTACCGCACATCGTTTACGTCTTTGATTGCCGGGCGCTCGGTGATGACATTCGCTATCTAGCCCCGGTTCTCAGCAAGAAGTCCAGCTACAAGCTTGGGCAGAACCTTGCCTTTGACTGGGGCTTCCTCGAAGCCAATGGCCTTCCTCTCCGAGGACCTCTGCTGGACACGATGCTTGGCGCCCGCCTTATTAATCTTGGTCTGAGGCACAAAAATGATCTTGGCTCCCTGGTTCAGCGCTACCTGGCTATCCGTTTGGAGGACAAGAAGGAGCTACAGAAAAGCTTCATCGGACACGAGGGTCCTTTCACTCAAGAGCAGCTCGAATACGCCGCTCGCGACGTTGCACTACTGTTTCCCCTTTACGAGAAGCTTTGCTGGAAGCTGAAGCAGGAAGAGCTTCACCACATCTTCAAGCTCGAATGCCGCTGCTTGCCTGCGTTCGCGAGCATGAGCTACAACGGATTTTTACTGGACGTCGGGCACTATGAGCAGCTTTTGGTAGATAGGCGGACTGCCTGCGACGAAGTCGAGATGGAGGTCATCGGACACTTTGGGGAGCTGGGCGTCCTTGATCAATACAAGAACCCCGAGACCGGTGAAGTGATGATTCACCCCTCCTCCCATGGCCGGGGCAAGAACAAGATCAAGGGCTTCAATCTCCGCTCTCCGGCGCAGCTCGCCCCGGTGCTGAGAGCTGGAGGGGTTCCAGTATCGGGAAGCCTCGACCAGAACGCCCTGGCGTTTCTGGCACCGGACTACCCGATTGTTCGTCAGTACCTCCGCTACAAGCACGCGGCGACGGAGTGCTCTCAGATCGAGAAATTGATTGGTCACGCTAAGGACTACCCCGATCACCGCATTCGGGCTTCATACCGCCAACTTGGCACTGATACTGGAAGGGCATCCTGCTCTGGCCCAAATCTTCAGCAGGTAAACCGCAGCAAGGAGCACCGGCAAGGTTTTCGTGCAGCCCCCGGGCACAAGCTGGTGGTCGCGGACTATTCGCAGCTTGAGCTGCGGATTGCTGCAGAGTGCAGCGGTGAGGAGCGCATGGTGCAGGCTTACCGCGAAGACGCTGACCTTCACCTCCGCACGGCGTCTCTCATGCTGAATAAGCCTGAGGATGACATCGACAAGGCTGCCAGAACATCAGCAAAAATCATTAACTTCGGGGCCCTTTATGGCGCGGGTGCCCGAACGATTCAGAAGCAGGCTGTCGCCCAGTACGGCGTTGACATGCCGCTGCGGGAAGCAGAGGAAAAGCTTTCGCAGTGGCGCAAAGCTTATCCCCAGCTCATTGGGTGGCAAAAAACCCAGGGAAATCGAGCTGAGCTGAACGTCAAAACCTTGATGGGGCGGCGGCGCTTGCTTGTTCCGGGGGAAACGGATCGCTTTACCGTCAGGCTCAACACCCAGGTTCAGGGCACCGGTGGGGATTGCATTAAAGCAGCGCTGGCGATGCTATGGGAGACCTACCTGGAACCCAACCCAGAGATCAAGTTGGTTGCCTGCGTACACGACGAAGCGGTGCTTGAAGTTCCCGATGATCGCGTGCAAGAGGCGATGGAGACCTTGAAGCACTGCATGGAGGCGGCAGCGTATGAGGTCTGCATCACCAGCGTGCCGATCCTTGCCGAACCGGGATCTGGGGACGACTGGTCTGCCAAGTAGAGCTATTCTTGTCCCGACAGGGACAATGCTTTGAGTCGTGAGCAACTCCTGGAAAGGCTTGATGCCGTCGTAGAGCAGCTCCCTCTTGGCCTCTTGCACCGGCTAATCAAGGACGCACACTTCTTCCTCGATTGGCATCAATCCAAACGCCAGCTCCGGCGGCAATACCGGGGCAAGAAGATCCATCGCTACCGCCGCTTTGATTGACCGTCGAATTGCTGAATTGGGGGCTGCGGGCATGATTCGCCCCTTTATCCAGGACTGCGTTCAACCCTGTAGCTACGACGTGCACCTGGGGGCTAAGGCGGTGATTGAATCAGAAGATGGTTTCCGCCCGATATCCCTGGCTGATCGCACCCCCACCGATCCTTTTTGGATTGGGCCTGGTGATTTCATGTTGGGGGAGACGATTGAATATATTGCCATTCCTAAAAATGTTGAGGCACATCTGCATCTTGTGAGCAGCAGGGCACGGGAAGGTTTGAACCATTCGCTCGCTGGCCTGATTGACTGCGGGTTCGAGGGGAGAATTACTCTGGAGATCAAGAATATCTTGAGATTTGGATCTATCCCGCTCTATCCGGGGCTTCGCATTGCTCAACTGACCTTTTTTGAGTACAACGAGGCGGCTAAAAACCCTTACAAAGGGCGATATTTTAGGGATACAGGCGTAACTCTCGCCAAGGATGGGCAGGATGTTTTATGACTTCCGAGGTGTAAGGATCTACGAAGTCGGCTTCCCTGTGGGTGAAGACGCCGGCTGGTTTTGCGTCATTGACGACAGCCGCCACTATTTCAGGACTTTGACAGCAGCGAAGGCTTATCTGGCTCGGATGTATCCTGAGGATCCTCGTCGCTAGCAGCGGTCAGAGCTATAGCGCCGTCCTCTCTAATGTCCCACTGTAGGACAGTGCCCTCTGACCATCCCATTTTGTCAATTAACTCTTCTGGAAAGGTGATCATCCCGTCTTCATCTACGGGTACTACCCATTTTTGCTCAGCCATGTTGTTTAAGACTGTCTAGATAGCTTTTTAGCACGTCCATAAATAGGCTGTTGTCCGTCCGAATTTCCTCACATAAAGCTGCGTAAGGAGAGCTTTCATCCCACTCAAGGGTAATTATCCCCGTCTCATCGTCGAAGGTAATGTCTAATCCGTCCTCAGACGACTCATCTGATAGAGCTAACACTGAAATTGAGTGCTTGCTTGAGGTTTTACAGCGGCCTTATTTAAGCCAAGGCGCTAAAGCTTTAATAACGTTACAGCTTATTAAACTTCAGAATCAGCTTAGGGCCCTTGAGCCTTGAGGTTTTCTCCTCTGTAGTTCACTGCCAATTTTTTAGCCTCCCACCTTTGCAGTAGGAGGTCTGCCATCCAGCAGGTACCGCAGAATCCGATCTCTCCATCGGGGTAGCTCACACGGTAGTAAACAGCACCCTTTTTGTCGAAAACCTGCTCTATCACTGCGATCTGGCGTGTTATCTCATCCTAACTAGGATATATGGCGCATCCATCCAGACAGAGCTATGCTGCAAAAACCTGCCCCCCGGGGTTGCCCGTTCTTTATGACGCAGTCTTTTTTTCGCGACACTCTTGAGCCAAAAAGAAATAAAAACAAGGCATTGAGCCTATTGGGATTTGTAGCCGTTTACACGTTTCTGACCTTTGTGTGGCGGGGGATTTTGGCCTGGTTTACGGCGTTCGCTTTAACCATTCTCGTACCTTCATTACCTATTTGGCCGCTGTTCGGTCTTATTTACGCCGTTAGCTTCTTTCTTCCTAACCCATGAACTCATGCTTTTCCCCTGCTGCGCCGGCTGCTAATCCTGTCTTCTACCGGACCTATAGCCGGAAGACTGACGGAGGTCGGGAAAGCTGGGAGGCTGTTGTAGAGCGAACTGTACGGGGTATCGCAGAGCTTGGTCAGCTCACAGAACTTGAGACCGAACTGATTCGGGAGATGCAGCTAGCCCAGAAAATGCTTCCCTCGGGGCGCTGGTTATGGGTTGGAGGTACTAATTGGATTGAGGACCCCTTCAATCTTTCCGGCGCGTACAACTGCACTTCAACCAATCTCGTTGACTGGGAGGCGTTCGGTCTGATGATGGACCTGGCGATGATGGGCTCTGGAACCGGGGCGGTACTCGAGGCCCGGTGCATCCGCAAGCTTCCTAAGATCCTTAATTGTTTCCGTATTGTTGAGCTCACGGAACCTGGCTCTGTGCCAGAGGGTGCGCGTAAGGAGTTCACTAAGGTCACGAGCAGGGGCAATGCGCTGCATATCCAGGTTGGTGACAGCCGTCAAGGCTGGACGGAGAGCTATCAAGCGCTATTGGAGTGCTCTAGTGATGACAGCTTTGATCCTGCAACAGCGATTGATGTCACAGTTGACCTATCAAATGTCAGGCCCTCAGGCGAGAAGCTTAAGGGGTTTGGTGGAACGTCCAACCCTGTCAAGCTCAAGGATTTGTATGGCCGAATGGCTGCCATCCTGAACAAGGCTCAGGGCCGCAAGTTGACCTCAGTTGAATGCTGCCTCCTGATCGATGAGGCCGCCTCTGTCGTCGTAGCCGGCAACATCCGGCGCTCGGCGGGCATGCGTCAGTTTGGCTCCGATGACTTTGCGGCGGCGGTGGCCAAGGACAACCTCTGGCAGCAGGACAGCAATGGAAACTGGCGTATCGATCCTGAGCGTGATGCGCTTCGGATGGCGAACCACACCCGGGTGTTTCACTCCAAACCCAGCCGGGAAACCGTTTTGGAGGCGGTAACTAAACAGTTCTATTCCGGTGAGGGTGCGATTCAGTTCGCGCCTGAGGCCATTGCTCGCTCGAACGCTGACATCCTTAAAACCAAGGAGCAGCGTCGGATGTTCGTTGATCTGTACTGCGGTGACGGCATCGATGTGGCCGCTTCTTACCTGTGGATGCATCAACCTGACTGCTCTTATGAGGAGATGCAGCACAGAATGGGTCGCTACGGCCTCAACCCCTGTGGTGAGATCCTCGGCTCTGATTTTCACTGCAACCTTTCTGAGGTTCATCTTAATCGGATTGACCCCACGGATATCCTTTGCCAGACCGAAGCTTTTCGTGCCGCAGCACTGGCAGTGGCCGCTCTCCTCAACCACCGTTTTCTCGTTGAGCGCTATCAAAAGAGTCGTGAGATGGACCCCATCGTGGGCGTGTCTTTCACCGGACTCTTCGATTTCTTCGTTCACGCTTTTGGTGGCGCATGGCTCAAGTGGTGGGAAGCCGGTCGTCCTACTACAGACGAGGGCAAAGCATTCCGCGCAGCAGAACAGGCATACCTGATGCGTTGGCGGAATATTGTGGACAGCACGGTGCGGGACTACTGCGAAAGACATGGTCTTAAGGCTCCCAACCGCTGCACCACTGTTCAGCCCGCCGGCACCAAGAGCCTCCTGACCGGCGCGTCTTCGGGATGGCACCCTCCCAAGGCCACCCGCTTTATCCGCCGGATTACCTTCCGCAAGGACGATCCTGTTGCGCTGGCATGCCTGGACTACGGCTACACCGTGGTTCCTTCCCAATCTGACAAGGATGAAGAGGGTCGGCTGCTGGACGATCCGTTTGATCCCCGCTGCACCGAGTGGCTGGTGGAAATTCCCACGGCAGTGAGTTGGGCAGGCGTAGAGGGTGCTGATGAGGTTGATATCAGCCAGTTTTCAGCCCTGGCGCAGTTTGACTTCTACATGCAAGTGCAGAAGTACTACACCGCGCATAATACTTCGGCCACCATCGAGTACCGCGAGAACGAGATCGAACCGCTAGCGGATGCTATCTATCAGTCGATGGCGAATGGCGAGGGCTACATCTCCGCTGCCTTGCTTTCTCGTTTTGATGCGAACGAGACATTCCCTCGGCTGCCGTTTGAGCCGATCAACGAAGAGCGTTTTGATGAACTTCAGGCGCAGGTGCTACAACGCCGCAAGACCGCCGATTTCTTCTCGGCTCTGCAGCAATACGACACCGCTGAACTTGTCGAGGCCGGACCTGCTGGCTGCGACTCCGACAAGTGTCTCCTGCCCCTTGCTAAAGGCTAATGAAGATGGAGCAGCAATCCCTGCGAGCGCGGGTTATCACCGCCATGCAGACCGCCTCCTATGCGGATCCGGCGGCGGATTGGTGGGATCTCGCGGCTGATGGAGCGATCAGCGAAATTGCTAAGGCTTTCCGCGAAGACGAACTCGGGCTGTCGGCGGATTGGCTGGAGCAGAAGCGGGTCGTACAGCCGCCTCCGCTCTGGCAAGAGATGGAGGTAGCGTTTGATTCGGCGATTGATGATTGCTTCTACGAGTTCAACGATGCAGCGGCGGCCATGCTGAATGCGGTCGCGGATCGGCTGGAGACCAATGTGTTCCTAAAGGCAGCCAAGTATCTGCGTGAGCAGGCCGAGTTGGCGCTCAAGTATGTCAAGCCACCTTTTTGAGCAGCGATGTGGAAATCTCCTGGCCTTAC